TTAGTCTTTCCGTTACCTGACCACGATTGTAGGACGTGAAGTTGTGGCGCTTCAGAAAATCCTGGAGACCACTGAGTTTGAAGTAGGTTACGCCTTCATCAGTCCAGGGTTTGCCTGTAAGAAGTTCTTCCGGGCTTTGTGCCTTGATCCTCGACGTGCAGTACATCTCAAGAAGTTCGTTGAACTGTCCCTTGTGAGTGAGTTCTTCCGGCACCGAAATACGTGTGGCCGTTTCCAGTAGCTTGTCTATCAGGTCACGCCAGTCAGGATCTTTCATTTTAGGGGGCATCTTGTACATCTGTTCCATACACGCCCTCTGAAATTCCACCTGCATCTGCAATTGTTTGGTTGCAAGTTCCAGACGGGAACCATCCACATCCACAAACCAGACAGGAGGTTCAGATTCCACCACGGTTAATCCGCCAAGAGTAGCCGCCCCTTGGCTGGTGCTGATGCCATATTTGCGTGTTCTGCATAAGGCACGGTTACAATGACTGTGCAGAGGTTCCTGCTTACATGCGTAGATATAATCTTTCTTTTCCAATTGCTTCTGGATGGTTACTATTTCCGAAGCTGGTAAAGGAGGACTGCAATAGTCCTGATTGGCTTCCTCCAACAACTGTTTCCACTTAGCCGGATCAACCATTTTGAAATAAACCCCTACATTTAGTAAGGTATTATTTCGTCCCCCTTCCGGTATCCCAAATTCTGCTATTTTCTGAAGACATGGGGGGCCGTGCGGAAGGATGGAAGCGTCAATTCCAATAATACATTCTTTTAATGTTTTAAAATCAAGACGCATTTTTTCTGCGCGATCAAGAAATTTTTCAAGGGGTAGACTTTCGCCCTTCTTATCAAGACTGTACCGGGTCGTATGCTTTGAATTAAAATATGGAAGGTTTATAAAATTTCCGACATCCCCACGTTCTACTATTACTTCTTCCTGTTTAGGAAAAATCTCGCAAGTCCCCCAGCCTAATGCTGATGCGAACTCAGCAAGTTTGTCACGGATTTCAGATGCCGCAACGCTCTCAGACATGAACAGGAATAAGTGAGCGCCCCCCGATTTGGATCTGCAAAGAACCAAAGGAAGCTTTAAATTTTCTACCTTCTTATATAAAGAGACAAGGTCGAGATTGTAATCGTCAATGTCCAATGCCCCGAACCAACAGCAATTGGTTTCATCTATGGGGATGCTGCCCACTCCCAGTTTACCGTCCAGATGATCTTGAACGAGTTCAAGCGTCAACGGTTCACGGACAATGAAGCTTTTGGCTTTTTTCTTACCCTCACGGTGATTATCAATAACCGTGGTTTGGCCATGTGCTCCATTATACCCTTTAAAAAGGGATATAAATCTTTCGGTCAGACTCATAGAAGACTGCCCCCGCCTTTTAACGGGGGCTTCCCTTAATTAAAATGGGACTTCTTCATCCGACTGATCCGTAACAGGGACCATCTCATCAGGTGGGAGAAGGATGTTCAACGAGGCCGGTTTCCATTCCTTTGCCTCATTATAAGCCTCAATGCTAGGCACCAATCCTTCAAGGGATATTGACCAGGATTGCCACTTCCCTTTATCGTTGCCGTCAGGCACTGTTTTAAGACGGTAAGTGTTGGCGAAACTGGGAAGTGTTTTTCCATTTAACTTCTGCATCGACATCATCGAAAGCCACATCCGCGACTTCTTTAACTGAGTCTTTTTGGGGTCCATTATGGCACTTTCCAATGTCCCGTCATCATGAATAATCTTGATGTAGTGTTGAGCGGTGCGGACAAGCTCGTTACCACTGTCAAGCATCTCAAGCCCACTGGATTGATCTCTTACAGCGTGTTTTACTTCATCAGATTCGGCTGAGAGTTCTCCAACAAACCCCCCGCCGTCCTTTCTGAGAACAAATTCCAGAAACTTCAACTGAAAGTAGACCGGAATAACACTCACCCCTTCCTCACCAGTCCAGAATTTCTGGGTTACAGTATTGAAGATATCACCCACTGAGGCGCCCTCAATACAGTCTGGTTCATTTTTATCAACTTGGGGGGAAAGTGACTGAATTATCCTCAGAAAAGGAATCTGCATATCTGAGGAGGATACTTCTTCAAAACCTTTACCGGAATCTTCTTCAAAAGCTTTCTCTAGTTCAGCGAGTACGCCGCCATTCGTTTTCTTAGCCATGGTTCATGCTCCTTTTATCTTGGCTTTTTGTCCAATGTGTGCATTAAAAATTTCAAGATCAATTTCCTGACCGTTCTCCACACGCTCCCGAATAAGCTTCTTCAGCGTCATGGGTTCCACCCAAGTCTTGGCACTTGTGTCAAAACCCTGTTCTTCAAGATCCTGTTGCATTGACTTAGCGCGATTGTCTTCAGTGACGCCAAACGAAACGCTTACTTCGTTCTTTATAAAGTCACTGGCCCCAATGTCGCGCAAATGCGAAAAGGCTACATCTCTTTGTAAAGGGTCTTTAGGCAACGTGCCGAAAACAAAAGTTGAAAGGCTAACAGAATGCCCATCGACTTCCACCTTGTCCATTCCAACTTCCTGCATCTTCGCCGGGATTAGTTCGAACAGATAACGATCCACTTGCTTTTTTAAAGTCTTTGCTGCTTCTTCTGCTTGGGTAAAAGCTTTCTCCGTAGACAACGCTTGTCTAATAAGATCAGAAAGTTCTCCACCGGCTTGAGTAGTAAGACCTTCAAAAGCACTTGCATCAGCTTTAATGCTCTCTAAAACATCTTCGTTCATATTAACGTATCTCCTCGTCAGGGTTAAAGTTCTTCAATGCCGCCTCGAACACTTACCCGAACAGGATAATAGGTCTTCTCCATCTTATCCCACTTGAGAATGTTAACTCGTCCTTGGTTGGCATTTGCGGCAACCGCGAATGCGATACCGATTATGACTGGATCTCCCATCGCCAATAACCAATCATCATCATCAAACCCTTTAAGCTTTCGCCGGACCTGAGAAACAACACGCCCAGGGTTCATGTGAATTTGATCAAATGGAGATGCGAGAGGAACAATATCACCCCATTGATTTGCCGATACGATATCGACCTTGGGATTTTCCTGCGTTACGTACACAGTCATCAAGTTCTCCTTTCTTAGTAAAAGGGACCCTAGGTCAAACCCGAGGTGACGAGAAACCCCTAGGATCCCTTTACCGTGAATGGAACTCTATAAATAGAGCTGGACGTTAATCCACCATTCCCTGACCATTCACACTGTTCAATATAGCAGGTTATTTTGGTATTGCAAATATAAAATGATGGGACTATATTACCATGTATGATGGGTTACCAATTCAAGACACCCCCCTATGAACATCAAGCCACGGTTTTAGGGCAATCCTGGAGTCAGACTAACTGGGCGTGGCTTATGGAAATGGGGACCGGGAAGTCCAAAGTTTGCATAGATAACGCCGCGATGCTTTTTGAAAAAGAATATATTGATACACTTATCGTGATTGCCCCCAAAGGAGTTTATCGAAACTGGGCTAACCTTGAGATCCCGGCACATCTCCCCGACAGGATAAATGCCAATATCGTTGTGTGGAACCCGGCAAACACTAAGTCCAACCGGCAAACCCTTATTAGTTTTTTAGAACCCTCATCAAGTCTTAAAATATTTTTAATGAACGTTGAGGCTTTGTCCAGTAGTAAGGGGAAGAAATACCTGGAAGCTCTTCTTCGAAAATCTACATCCCTGTTAGCCGTGGATGAATCAACCACTATTAAAAGTCCAAAGGCAAAACGCACCAAGACACTTATTAAGCTGGGGCCACTCGCCAAATACAGACGCATCCTTACCGGATTTCCTGTTACGCAGTCGCCTCTGGATCTATGGGCGCAGTGTAGGTTTATGGACAAAGCATTGTTGGGGGATTGCGGGGATAACTTTTTCCAGTTCCAGTACCGCTATGCCATCATGAAAAAAAGCAGTGTAGGCACCCATACTTTTAATCGTGTTGTAGGCTACAGAGATTTGGAAAAGCTATCGGTACTTCTGAAAAAGTTTTCATCTCGTATAACAAAGGACGAATGCCTTGATCTTCCTGATAAAGTTTATACCCAGAGAACCGTTTCCCTCACACCAGATCAGACAAGAATTTACAGTGAACTGAAGGAATTTGCATTAGCCGATCTGGATAACGGGGAGTTTATGACGGCCCCTAATGTCATGACTCAATTACTCAGGATGCAACAGGTTCTCTCTGGTCATACCAAAACAGACTATGGGGAGCTTGTAGAAATAAAAGACAACCGGCTGGATGAACTGATGTCCTGTCTCGAGGAGATGAAAGGGAAGGCCATTATATGGTCCAGATTCCGATACGATATAATTCGTATTAAGAATGCCTTGAACAAGAAATACGGTAACGGGAAGGCTGTGGATTACTTTGGGGACACCTCCGATGATGATCGTGTTGAAGCCGTTGACAGATTTCAAAACGGAGACGCTCTCTTCTTTGTGGGTAACCCTCAGACGGGAGGGTACGGGTTGACACTGACCGCTGCCCAGAACGTGATTTACTTTTCAAACAGTTTCGATCTCGCTGTGCGGATGCAGAGCGAAGACCGGGCGCATCGCATAGGCCAACGGAACACTGTTACTTATGTGGACCTAATTGCAGAAGGGACCATTGACGAAAAGATAGTTAAATCTCTCCGTGCCAAACTCAACATCGCCAGTCAGGTGATGGGCGAAGAGTTTAAGGAATGGTTAAGATGAAAAAGAAACGTGAAAAAACGACGAGGATAAATAAATACAAGAAGCTAAAACGCCGAAAATCAAGTTTAAAGAAACTTCATCGGAGATAGATATGTCTACTGAGTTTAGAGTAACCCTGACTAAAGCGGAAATACGTATGGCCGAATTGATTGGACGAGGACGTACAATTGAATCCAGGCGACAAGGTCTTAAACCAGTCCTTGAAAACGCCATCCAAGAGTATAATGCTCAACAGCAAGAGTACCGGGATAAGCTGGGGAGTTTGGGAGAATTGGCCGTTGCCAAAGCGTTCAATGTTTTTTTCCCCGGCCACGTAAACGTTAGTAAAGAAGTACCTGACGTTTACGAGTGGGAAGTACGTGCCATTGATAACCCCGGAAATCGTTTAATAATACGACCCCATGATAAACTTGACCGTATTTATGTTTCAGTTTGCGTAGACATGGAAGGACTGGAAGAAACACCTCCGCATCTTTATTGCTGGGTGAAGGGGTACTTTGATGCAAAGGATCTCACGGAGGAGCGCCAGAGAGAGTGGGCAGAAAATCCTGGTGATCGGGGAGCAGCCTATTTCATTCCAGATAATGAGTTAAAAAATTGTGACGACTTGTTAAAAAATATCAACCACCCAGACTTTAACTTTATTCATGATGAAACTTGGGATGATGAGTGGAAAGGTCCAACTCGAGATCCGCGATCTAGAGCACCTGCATATGATGACTTTTCTGATTATCCTCCGCTCAATCTTCCCCCAAACGCAGGGGATATTATACCTTTCCCTAAAAAGTAGGAGATGACTATGACACGTTCTTTTATTCAACTGTTATTTGGCATTGCCGTTATAGCCGGGTTTATCTATGTGATTTTTGAGGTAATGCAATGAAATATCGCCACGCATGGCCCTTGGACAAAACCAAGAAGCTCAAGGAACTTTTCAAGAAGGGTTTAACCTTTCTTGAAATTGCCCATGAACTTGGAACCAATCGTTCCGCCATAGCTGGAAAACTCAGCCGCCTGGGGATGTATCGAACACCCCAAGCTTATAGGAGAACCCCGTCCGAAAACAACCTTCAATTGGAGCACCGTAGATCCGTATCTATGTTTGGAGACTGGGATAAAGTAGGAGCATTCAAACACTGCAAATGGCT